TTTATTAAAAAATAAAAAAAAAAAAAAAAAAATAAAAAAAATACCGAATTAATTAAAAAAAAATTAATTGCGTATTAATTTTAAAAAAATAACTATTATTAATTAATAAATGGGCGACGAATATTCAGATTCAATTGATAAATTCAGACAAAATGATCAACTACAAAAATTTATTCCCTCAGGTAATACTGTTGGTCCTGGCGGTCCTGGCGGTCCTGGCGGCCCTGGCGGTCCTCATTCACAAGATAATCAAAATGGTCCTACACCGGAACAAATTGCTATTATGAAACAACGACAACAACAAGCAATGATGCAACAGCAACAACAACAAATGATGCAACAGCAACAACAGCAACAAATGATGCAACAGCAACAGCAAATGGCACAACCACAAATGAAAGAAAATTTTAATTCACAAAAACCTCTAAATTTTTTCGACCGATTAAAAAAATTAAAAAGTAATGAAAATTTACAAGAAATATTTTTATTAGCTATATTATTTATTATTTTCTCCACTGGTTTTTATAAAGACAATATCACAAAACTCCCATTTGTTACTGTTGATAATGGATCTTTAAATACAGCGGGTTTATTAATTTCTTCTATTTTAATCGCAATTATCTTTGTCATTGTTAAAACTTTTATTTAATCAATAATTTACTTAATCGGTTTTGATTTTCGCTTTGATTGTAATTGCTCTTTATTTGTAAATTGATTATACCATGTATCTCTAAGATTATCAAATAATGTATTTATATTAATATCATCTGAATTTACTTTATTGTTTTTTATTATTTTAGTTTTATCTATTTTAATTTCTTTAAAATTTAACACTTTTCTTAAATGCGGTGTACACGGTATAACATTACTGGAATATTCTTTACAAAATCCCCATTTACGTTCTTCCATTGTATCGCATTTACAAAAACATTTTTGACAAATACCTTCACGGGTTAATTTAAAATAAATATGTTCAGAATTATGATTTCTACCTATATTGGAACAATATTTGCTTTGACTACATAAAATATATACACTCTCGTTATCGGAATAATATATTCTTTTTAAATCTCTAATAGTATAATCTTTAACATATGTATTGAAAAATCGAAATATTTCAATATGTTTTGTATCTGTTTTTAATAATCTATTCCACGTACCGGTTCTATCTTCATCACCTAAATTATTCGTATATTCACATTCATCGCATTCCAAATTTGGATTATTACTAATATTTGTTATGTATTGTTCATTTGTAATAATACTGGTATTATTAATTAACATTAATAAATTATTATCAAGTTCGCATTTAAATTCATCATTAATTTCATTATTTTTTAATGTAAATAATAATTTATATGGTCTACCTTCACATATAAATTCTCTTGTTTGTGATACAAAATGTCCCTTTTTAGAACCTGTCATACGTAAACCACTTGTTGTAAATACGTGTTCATCAACAATATCATTTACCGTATTTTCAAATTCTTCATTAAATTTATTCATTTTAATTATACAGGTTTTTCTTATTTCTAATGCATAATTTTTATTAATATTAATATCGGGAAAATGTAAATGAAATCCTTTTTTAATAAACTCTTTATGGGTTATATTTTCTGGATTGTCCTTATTTTTATATATTTTTTTCACTAATTTAATATCCGCTGTTGTAATTATACAATTATAGTATTTACCATAAAAATCGTAAATAATATCATTTATAATTTTAATCATTTCCGTAAATAAATTTGTTTCTAAATCTTTTTCCATTATTTCATTGTATTTTTGTTCACTTAATAAAAAATCTAAATCAAAAAATAATTTGAATATTTCTTTTTTACATTCAACCACGTATAATTCAGCATTATTTTCCAATGCTTCACCGTATTTTTTATTGAATAATTCAATATTATTATCATTTATAAATAATTTATACCCATTTAACATTAAATGACTTGGTTTACTATCTTCATTCTCACCGGAATATTGATTCGTAATTTTCAACCACTTGGTTAAACTATTCATCGTTAATGTTAATGTTTAATGTTAAATGTGTATAATCCTTAAATATGTTTTAAAAGTAATTAATTTAATTTACCCAAAATTTACCGTTATAGATGAATTATATGTACACACAGTTTTCGAAGCACATTTAGATAATTCTTTTCTTTTAGGACTTGATTTACTGGTTGTCAACGTGTCTATCATATCTTTATCTATTTTTACAATATTAGATATTGCGTAATTCATTATATCATTTTCTATAAACCATTTAAAAAAATTCAGTTGTCCTACTGTTGTTATTAATTCATTATCTCCGCATTTATTTTCACATTTATTTTCGTCTTCTAACATTGACCAGGATAAATCTGTAACATTTATAATAATTCTTTCACGGCGACAAAATGGGTCAAAATATTTTTTTGAATAAGCTTTTAATTGATTTTTATAATCTAAATATACATTAAAATTTTGATTATATTTATTTTGATAAACTATATTATATTTTTTGGCGTAATTTGTTACTAACCAATCTAATATTCTTAATGATAAAATATTTTTTTGTGTAATTATACTGGTAAATATAATAATGTTTTTTTTGTAATAATCTATCAATGATTCTAAAAGTAATAATGTTTTACTGGATATTATTTCATTTTTATGCATTAAAAGCACTTATTTAAATTTGTAATTAAACCTTAAATACTTTTAAGTATTTAATTACAAATTTAAAAAATACTTAAAGTTTTTGAACAGTTATATATATACACATACAATGGAATTTGAAAATATTATTTCGAATAACGATAAGTCGCCTAAATGTACATCAATCAAAAACAAGCAATTTATTAATTATTTAATTAAAAGTATCAATATTAATTATAATGTTAAAGGGAATGATTTAGTATTTCCAGCACCACAACCAGTATCTATTGAAAAAAAGGACTTTGTTAAACTTGAAAATTATAAATACGGTGTTAGTTTAAAGCTTGATGGTATTAGATTTTTACTTTATTTTATTCGTGACCGTAATAATGTTAATCAATCTATTCTTATTAATAGAGCACTTAATTTTTATAATATTCACATTGAAGCAGAACAAAATATTTTTAATGGAACATTACTTGACGGTGAAGTAATTTTTAATAAAAAAACAAATAAATGGGATTTTATGATTCACGACGCAATTATTTTATGTGGAAATAAAATTAATAAATTAAGTCATTCATTACGGTTAGCTGATACAGTATGTTGTATTGAGACTTTTATTAATAATAATAATCCAAGTAGTCCAAATACTTTAAATATTACGGTTAAAGAATTTTACCCATTTGATAAGTTTGAAGACTTTATTACGAATATCTATACTAAATCCGATAACAACGATGGAATTATTTTTATGCCTGAAAATTTACCGGTTATTTCCGGAACTCAATATTCAATGTTAAAATGGAAACCTGAAAATAAACATACATTTGATTTTTTAATTAAAGAATGTGAAATTGGCCTTGAAGCGAATGTATTTCATATGGGTAGCATGAAATCATTTGCCAAGATTCATTATAATACTGAACAAGGTAAAAAATTTGTTGATAACGCAAAAGCAATTGATGGTTATAAAAATGAATGTATTCTTGAATGTTCATTTAATGCCAAAACAAGCAATTTTGAACCATTACTCGTACGCACGGATAAAACACACCCAAATAGCATGCGTACAATTGAACGAACATTATTTAATATTAATGAAAATATACAAATTAGTGATTATATGAATATTAAGTCATATTAATTATATGAAAACTTAAAAAAAAAAACTTGAAAAAACAATAAAATACTTTATATTTCTTAAAAAGAAAATGTGAGTATTTTATTTTTTATAAATTAACCGTTGACCTAATATTGGTGCTGACGAGGAACGACTTCTAACCCGGCTGGACCCATCATGTCAATTAACGATGGTTGTCCTAAACCATAACCATAACGCATTGGGGAGGCACGTCTACGTTTTGGGGACGCACGTCTACGTTTTGGGGAGGCACGTCTACGTTTTGGGGACGCACGTCTACGTTTTGGGGAGGCACGTCTACGTTTTGGGGAGGCACGTTTACGCATTGGGGACGCACGTCTACGTTTTGGGGACGCGCGGGAACGCATTGGGGAACGGCTTTTACGGACCGAGTGACGAAGAACAAATTTGGCATCAACATAAGCTTTACCAGATTTAGTTTTGTAATATAGACCGCCATTTTTACCTTTGTGAAGTGTACGTTCTTTACCGTTAACAACGACCTTCGCAGATGAACTTTTACGGACCGGGGATTTTCTTTTACGCATTGGGGAACGTCTTTTCTTTGCTCCAAAAAACATCGCTAAACTATCAACCATTTTATTTTATATTATTAACAAAGAAAAAAAAAATAATTAAATTTAATTATTTTTTTTTTAATTTATAAAATCTTTTCAATTAATTTTTAAAATCTTTTCTAAAATTTTTCTAAAATCTTTTCTAAATTTTTAATATTTTTATTTTCAAGATAAATTTTTAATTCACACTTATTTACATCAGCGTTTATTAATTTTGATGGTTCATCATATTTAAATACTGTGAAAATTTCTCTTATATCATTTATTTCATTATATTCTTCTGTAAACGTATATTTTTTCAATTTAATTATATCTTCAATTGTATCATATTTTTTAAATAACGTATTAACAGTATTTATTGCTAAACTTGGTACATACGGTAAATAATCACAACCAGATAATATACAAAAATCAATAAATTTAGCATTGTTAAATTTAATTTTATCTATAAATTGTTTAATATCAATTTCAATAATATTATTTTTAATAGAACTTTTTAATACTTTTGTACCTCCAAATGTAAATACATCTGTATCATCTGTTACAATATAATCAATTATACCTTTATTTTGTAAATAAACACAATATTTTTCAGCTTCGTCGGGTGCATCATAGTAATTTATTCCCATTAAATCTAAGGTTTCTTTCACTTCTTCTATATGGTACTTTGTCACATTTATAATTTGCATTGATAATTTATTAATTTCATTATCAATTTCTTTTTTTTCTATATCGGTTTTTGGATTTAATTGTTGTAATAATTCAATTTTTTCATAAATTTTTCTTTTAATTGCTTGACGTTTTTTTAACGTTATTTTTTTTTGTACAGGTGGTATACCATCAAAAATAAATATCGGGGTTATATTGAATCTTTTATAATAAAGAATTCTATTCATAAATCCGATTATATGCGAATTAACGCACGATGTATCTAAATTACTAATATGCCTATATTTATATAATAAGATACTCGCATCAATTCCAAATACGTATCCATTATATTTTGTAATTGGATTTATGGTTATACATTCGGGGCATACTTTTTTAATAAATGTATTGAAACCTCTAATACCCATTATTATTATATATATATAACGTCTTTAAATATTTTAATTTACCGTAATTACTTTATTACTTTATTACTTTATTACTTTATTACGTTATTACTTTATTACTTTACTTTATTACTTTATTATTCATCTATAATGATACATTTTTTTTTAGTTTGTTCATTTTTATTTAATAATTCGTCTTTATCCATAAATTTTTTGGTACTTTTTTGTTTGTTTTTATTTTCACGTTGTTCTTCCCGATATTTTCTTTTAATATATTCTTGATGTTCATCTAATCCAATTACTCTATAATGAATAACTTCTTTCCAAAAATCAATTAAAATATGTATATTATCATTAATCCATTTCATATCTTTTGCGATTCTAACTATATTGAGTTTATTTGTTTTGGGGCAAAATTCTATAAAATCTGCTATATTTAAATTACAAATAAATAAATTAAGTTGAACTTGTGGATAATAATATTCCGGGATATAACCATCTTTAATTGGGCGACGGTATGGACACTTTACTTCAATAAGAATAGGTTCTTA